CTACTGCACAGAAAAAACCTTGGTCACTCAGCACGGCGCCAAGAAACTTTTTAGCATCCATAATCGCCGCATCGCTAGAGAGAAAGGGGGGTCGTGCCCCCCTATGTTTATGCCGAGTGTTGCCCTACGCGTCGTCAAACGCATCCAGCAAACTGGACAGGTCAGCCGTAGTTACCGGGGCAGCAGGTTTCTTTTTGTTCTCGCGTACTTTAGGTTCAGGAGCTTCTTCGTCTCCCGGTACGTCGAACATACTCGGTGTTGCTTTCGGTGTTGCTTTCGGTGTCGCTTTCGATGGAAACGGATCGGCGGCGGCTTTCGGCGCAGCTAACGCAGTCGCCGCTTCTTTAGGTTTGACTGTTAGCTTAACCAACCGCGCTGTCTCTGGGTCTTTCTGCGCGTGGATAGCCATCATCAGCTCGTCTTCTTGTAGTGGACGTATTGGTTTGAAGCAGAGCTTCGGCGTGCTGCTGTTGGTGTCGAACCGAATCTCTGTCAGTATTGCGGCCAGCGGAGTCTGGTGTTGGTTCAGATACCGAGCGTACGCTTGCATCGCCATACGCTTAGGGTCATCACCAAAAATGCTAGTGGCAGGGAGATCAAGCTGATACACCGTGCTAGATGTAATCGCTCCGTTCTCATCAGCAAGCATGAGCGCAACACGTTGCCGGTAACGGCAGGCGCGTGTCTCCCCTTGGCCTGAACCCTTGACGTTCTGTGGGCAATCAAAGCATGCAGCGGACTGTCTGTCAGATGCAATAACTTCTGTAGCAGGACGGCCCCCAGCGGTGTCGATGGACCAACAGGTAGGTGGATTCGATTCACCAGCAACGTACTGCCCTGAGAAAAACATGCGGGAGATCGGTGCGGCTTTCACCACTACAGTGAGAATCTTGCGTTCTTCCAATTCGGCAATCTCTTTGCCGTTCACGACTTTGCGAAACACACCACCACGAATGCTGATGCGGGAAGTAGAGTTGAACTCTCCACCTGTAAGGTTGGTTTCTGGTTCAAGCTGCGAAAGCAGTTCACGGTAGCTTTCTGGCATGTCTTTCTGAAGTGCGATATTGCTCATAATTATTTTCCTTAGAGGTCGTTGTTGTCGGGGCCAAAATCAAATTCAAGCTGTACAGGCATGTTTGGGTCAACATCTGCTGGGATCGACGCGTCATCCACCCAAGCAACGCTGGCTTCGCGGGACAGTGCCTGTAGTGCTTGCACAACAGCAGAGATGTGGAACCGGTAGGTGTTACCTATCTTCAAATATGTATGGCGCGGTACGGTGCCATTTTTTACCCACTGGCGCACAGTGGATACCCGGACGTGCAGGTGTTCTGCCAGTTTGTCGATGGGGACGAACGCTTCGGTTTGAGTCATTACTTCCTCCGTACGGTGATGGTGTATTCGCTATCCACATTAAGCCCCGGTGGTAGCTTGTCGGGGTGCTCCTCCAAAAAACTGCGCATGTTTGTCTGGTGGAGTCGTTTCTCCAGCAGGTCAAGCGCGTTGTTCTCGAGGATAAAGTTGTTCATAGATTCCCAGTCGGAAGTCCAGTACTTGGCTTTAATCGACCGGTAGAAAGTACCTTCTGTAGTGCGAACAGATTCGGCACCCGTGGTCTTGCAGTGTTCGAGTAGCGCGTCCTTCACGAGGTTCAGCTTCGCATCAAGCTCGGCTTCTTGTGCCTCCCACTCTTTGCGTATCTCAGCTTTCTTGTCTCGGAGTTTCACGTACGTGGAGACGAGTTTATCTAAACCGATTGTCTCGGCTTCTGTTTGGTTTGTCATTGCACTGTCCTTTTGTTTTTGTTTGGGGCTAGTAGTATATGTATGCAGCGATCTATGTTTCAAGCACTTCGTTGTACAAATCAACTATTTTCGTGTGCACGTCAATGCGTTCGTCCAACATCTTGTACACACGTTTCTCTACTGGCGATCCTTGCAACTGCACCACAGTACATGGGTGCCGCTGTCCGTGGCGGTGCACACGAGCGTTCGCTTGTGCGTATGTCTCCAACGATGCTACCGGCCCCCACCAAACGATGGTGTTGGCAGCAGTCAGCGTCACACCGTGCGCAGCCGCTTGCGGCTGAATGATTAGTACCCGCGGTGCGTCGGCGGTTTGAAATTGCTGAAACAGCTCCGTGCGTTTGTTTACCGACACGTCACCAGCAATAACGCCGTTCGTTATTCCATCTTTCGTAAGCTGTTCCGACAGTACCTGTATCGCATGTTTGAACGATACGAACACGAGCACCTTCTGACTGGACTCGTCGATGACCTCGCACAGAACCTTGTACCGATTCTTGATGTCGAACTCCACCACCTCACCACTGTCGGCGTAGACAGCCCCGGATGAAATTTGTAGCAGCTTGTTCATCACCACAGCGGCGTTCACCGCTGTCACTTGCTCTCCTGCCGCCACGGTCATCATCTTGTCGCGAACAGCTTTGTAAAACCGTTTCTGTTGCGCCGTAAGTTCTACTTCACGTTTGACGTAAGTCATTTCTGGTAGGTCAAGGCACTGTTCTTTGGTGAACCGTATCGCAGGTTGTAGAGCGTTGTGCACGTAGTTTACCGCCGCTGGTTTAGCCACCCATTTGAAGTTGGATATCTTCATCATCACCATCTCGCGCCACCCTGAGAAGTAGCGCGGCACTTCTTTTGACCCCACCATTTTCGCTAACCCAAATGCGTCCAGTGGCGACTGCGCGGCTGGTGTCCCGGTCATCATCCACAACCATGTGTTGGAATCGACTATCTCATACAACGTCTTCCATCGTTTGGACTGCGCGTTCTTGTAGTGCGTTGCCTCGTCAACGATGACGAGGTCGAAACCACCCATCTTTATTTGCTCTTCCACTATCTCTACGCCATCGTAGTTAATGACCACGAAGTCTGCGCCACCACGGATGATCTCCCGGCGCTTGTCCTTGTTGCCATACGCAATATCCACGGTGCGGTGCATAGCGAACGTGAACAAGTCAGCGCGCCATGCGGAGTCCATGATGGACAGAGGGCAGATGATGAGCGCCCGTCTAATTACTTTCTCCCGCATCAGGAAATCCGCCGCCCATATCGCCGATGCTGTTTTTCCCGTGCCTTGCTCGTTAAAACAAAACGCTTTGCGGTTCATGGTGAGAAACGACGCGGTTAGCTTCTGGTGTTCAAACGGCTTGTACTTTCCGGGCCAGTTGTACCGCCCCATGATCGGGGACTGTACGTCCTTGAGGTTCATGTTGCGCAACACTCTTGCTTCGTCTATCCCCCACTTCACTAACACTTCGTTGCTACCTACTTGTCGGCTTGTAGGGATAGCCGCAGTGATCCTGTTGGGGTCTCTCACTTTGAAGAGTAGCCCCCGGTTGTCGATTACTTTCATAGGTTATTTTTTCTTCTTGTAGTTGCGTGCGCGGTTGGCATGCACGCTTTCAATTTTGTACCCGTCCTTGTTGCTGCCGCCCCGGCTTAACGCCTTGGTGTGGCTTACGTCCTTTCCTTCGCGGCGGTCGGCTTTACCGTTTCCGTTTGCGTCTTTCCCAGTCTTATCTACGGCGCGTCGAGCGCGCTGGCGCTCCATACGATCCGCATGCTCGTCCCGGCTTTTTTGCATCTCGTACTCATGTTTGTACGGTCTTGGTTTATTCACGTATGGCATGTCAGCCTCCTCTATCGTTTCCCGTTATGTGGACATTCCAGCACTACACAATGCGCTTTACACAGCCCCGTGGGGCGAGGGTTCCAGACGCTGTTGTTGTACGCCTTCTGCAACGCCCCGTACTCTTGCCCCCACTTCTTCCAAAGCTCCGCAGTGTTATCTACCGAGTAGTCTTCGCGCACGACTACGTTACACACCACGAACAACAGCCCTGCTTTCACTGTCTTTATGTCCGGAAAATGCGCGAACACACACAGTGCCATCAACTCCAACTGACCTTTGTCAGCGTACTTCGCTGACTTCCCTGTCTTGTAATCAAATATCTTGGCCACGCCACGAGTCGTGTCGAGCACAATCAAGTCGGCAATACCTCGGTACCATACGTTCTCGGCGTAGAAACCACATGGCTCAAGATTTGGTGTTAGCCCCATCTTGTGCTCACATAGTTTCTCGCCGGGCATTGCTTTCAGCTTGTCCAACATTTCCGCAGCGTACTCAAACCGCGGGTCCACCGCATCGACTACGCCTTTCACATAATCTTCAGCAGCTTTGTGAAACTCGTTGCCATACAGGATGGCGTCAGTAGCGAAATTTTCTT